ATACGCACTGCCCACTCTAACCCATCAACTACACCTGTGGTGTACTGGTCGGTTACTGCTGGGCGTTCTGCCAATATCTTATTAATGATACGACCTAACTTATCTCTTAACATCAAGTCTGCTTGTGTAAGAATCTGCGCTCGCATCTCTTGGGTCATATCGTCTTCTTCTTCTCTAATCATTTCACACGCTTTCAGGTATGTCGTCCATATACATATACTCAGGATTAAATGCCAGCCACACATTTAGATTCGCGTTAGCATCTGCTTTGCCATAGCGATTCTTAACTGGTGCTACTGCCATTGAAGTTCCCACAACTCCAAGTGTAGCAATAAGTGCTGGAAGTTGCGCCACTTTTCCCTGCAATGCAGAGCGTGGTTGGCAAGGTCTACCCTCTACCGCTTCAGATGTATGGTGCAATACAATAATGCCAGCGTTAGTATGACGGGCTAGGAACTTTAACTCTTTCATAATGGCACGCATTGAGGCAAACTCTTCGCCACCATCAGTTGCAATATCCATCAGGTTATCTACGAAGATAGCCACAGGTGGACATCCCCATAGTTCTTCAAATGCTTGAACCTCTTCATCAATATCTTGTAGTGTTGGTGAAGATTCAAATGACCACACAATATGGCTACCACGAGCAAGGGTTGCTTTAGTCCAACCAGTATCGTTCTGTAGTAAATGCTCAACGTCAGTTTGATTCTTACCTGAAATCATTGAGGCTAATCGCATAGCCATTGTATGTGCATTGGTATCTGCTGAGATGTAAAGAGTTGGAACTCTCATCTTAAGTGCTAAGGCTAGGGCTAGTGTTGACTTACCTACGCCTGGCGTACCCGCCAACATAGATACTTCTGCCCTACGAAATATAATCTTGTTTGTATCAAATGCTCTGAATACAGATGGCAATGGTTCTCCACCAATGTCTGCTCTGCCTACGCTACGAACTAATGTTCTCATCTATTGCTCCTGTCTTAAGATGATATAGGGGCAATTGACTTCCCCACTACAACTACCCCTATATCAATTCTATTTAGTTAACTGGCTTGCACTGGTCAGCACCCTGCGGTTGAGGGCAAGACCAGAATGCGTATGGTTGACCAGTCTTCTTTGATACACCGCTTCGGAATACACGTGCGCCGTGTACGCAAGTAGGGCTAGTAGTACCTGTACTTGACGGAGCCGCTGCCTGGGTTGGAGCGGAGGATGTGAATGGCGGAGTGCTTGGCGTGGAAGCGGTTGTCTGCAGGGGGGCTACATTGTATGCCGCAACTACTAGACGCTGAACGCTTGCAATCTGTGGTGAGTAATCACCAATGCCCTCTAGCAATACTGATAGTTCATCAGCAGTGTTAGCGCGAATGTTAATCATATCCCCTGCTGGGGTCTTGTAAGAAACCTGTAGTTTCCAGTCTTCGTTATTCACTATCTTCCTCCTGTGTTGTTAAATTGCCAAGCAACATTCTTGCTTCAGCCTTTGTAATTACTTTCAGGTCTAAGGCAACAAGGATGTCCTGACCTGAGATGTTGTAATTGATATTCATTACTTCTCTTTCGTAAATGTGCAGTGTTCTGTTAATCCACAGAAACTACAACTGGATAGATTCGGTAGAAATATACCAGACTTGCGAGCCTTATCAAAGCCAGCCACCATAAATTCTAGTTTGTCGTAGGTATAGTTACTGAGGTCAATCATCTCTCCTGTCCCTGCCTCACGGCTCATCCAGTAGTTACCTAGATTGACTTGCACACCAAAGGTTTGTTCCAACCCAATCTTGTAGAAACCAAGTTGAAGAAACGAAGTTGGTCTGCGTGCTGATGTCTTAAGGTCAAGAATCACAAGTTCTCCATTAACCTCAAACACACGGTCAATCACCATCTTCACAGGCACGTCTGCGATTACGGGATTGAGTTCTATTTCAATGGCTCTCTCACCTTGAGGTGTTCGCCATATCTTCCATTCAGGATTGTTCTTACGCCATAAGATGTACTGCTCTACCCATACAGGTCCTTGCTCATTCCACCAGTTAGCGTCTTCCTTATTTGGATTTGCTTTGGTTGCTCTGCCAGCAACACGAGCATTAGTTAAATCTATATCTTTAGTTTCTTTAGCCCAAGCCTCAGCCCATAGGTTAACAGTCACAATCATTTCTCCTGTTCATCTGTGTTGCAATCATACCTTTAAGTAAGTCAACTTGATTTTTAAGAGAATCGCTTCGCTTAACTTCTCTATCTAATTTATCTTTCCAAAACTTAGCCTGTTCAGCAGGGTCAGTTGGAATACGCTCACCATACCAAGTTCCCTCTAACGACTTAAGTGTTTGGTTAACTAAGTTCTGGTATCCATACTCAATTAAGTTTACTGCAACGTGTTCAGGCTTTGATTCTTCTGTTTTCTTTTTCCTAGTCATTTAGTTTGTCCCACTCTTCAGTTGCTGCGTGGAATGCACGACCACCAGCAGACCATACGCTAGGTTCTTCAGGTAGTTGTAGTAAGCGACCTAAGTAATACTGATAGCCACAGGTCAGATAAGTTGTGAATGCTGAGTACGAGATGTGTCCAGGCAATTTGTAGTCGCCAAGTTGAATCATTATTTTCTCCTGTTCTTTTACTACTTAAACCCCTCGGAGGACAGGAGATGCTCAACGAGGGGCTTAAGTAAATCTATTAAGTTATATATATAATTATATATATTATATTATATAAGGGGCTCCGCCCCTATATATATTATATATGATATATTATATATATTAATTATACACACTACTTTTAGAAAGTCAAATTGATGAGTGACCGACACGCCGAGGATTTTCCTAATTGGTTTGAGATGACCCCAGCAAAACAGAACTTTGAAATCTTCCTGAGTGGATTCAAAGATGAACCTGATTTGCAGTATCTTCAGTTGGGTGCATACACAGGTGATGCTTCGCTCTGGCTACTGGAGAATGTACTGACCAGTCATACCAGTCACCTGACTGATGTAGATACTTGGCAAGGTTCAGATGAGGAAGAGCATCACAAGATGGACTTCACTGATGTAGAAAAAGTTTATGACTTAAGACTTAAAGATAATCCTAAAGTTACCAAAGTTAAGTCAACTTCACTTAACTTTCTACGCACAGCACCACTCAACTTCTATGACTTCATCTACGTTGATGCTGACCATACAGCCATAGGCGTACTGCTTGATGCTGAATTATCTTGGGACTGTCTTAAGTCAGGTGGTGTCTTAGCCTTTGATGATTACGAGTGGAGTGATGGCAGAGGGGATAACTTCCGCCCTATGCCTGGCATCAATTCGTTCCTTGATAGACACAAAGGGCAGTGGCTACCTGTCCAAAAGAACTGGCAACTCTGGATTCAAAAGATTTAGATTGTATTTTGTACAAATTATCTGAAAAATTGTACAAAAAAAGAACCCCCTAGATATAGAGATTGATTAAATCCCTACACCCAGAGGGTCTAGTCGTCTTAAAACCGCTTTAGAAGGCTTTTAATGCCTATTCTTTGGAGCCACGTCCGTAGGCTTTTTCATTCTTATCAGCCCATTTAGCCAGAGGTGCAGCCAATGCACCGATTAGAACAGCGTACTCAGGCTTCATATCAGTCAACAGGGCTATGCCCATTGTGATTGCTGAGGCTAGGACTGCTCGTAAATATGACTTAATTGCTGCCACTTCCTTTGGTCCAATAAACTTATTGATAAGTGCTTTCATTGTTTACTCCATTTCGGTCTTCCGAAGCCAACGATATACACAGGTAGTTTGCGCTTATTGTTGGCTTTATAGGCGCGTACTTTTTTGGCAACACATCCGCCATTGCTTTGCGAACCAGTCTTTCCATCCTCGGTCGTATTGCCTTCAACCGTGATGAGTGTGCCATCATCCTTAACTTCAATGACGATACCAACGTGGTCTATGTTCGCACCATCTGGGAAGTTAAAGAAAACAATATCCCCGTACTCAGGTTTCTTGGTGGCTATATTCCACCATTGTCCCTTACCCTGGAATCCTGCTACTCCTGCTGGAGTGTAGACGCAACTAGGAATCCTAAGTCCTACTTGCTTGGCACACCAGTCAACAAAGTAACCACACCAGAATTGTCCGTTGTTGTTGTTATATTTAACCTTGTTAGAATTTGCTGGCTTCTCTTTGGTTCCGACTTCACCTACTGCAGTGATACAGAAGTCTTCTCTTTGTCCCATTTACTTCTCCAATAAGAATTTATATATCTCGTCTAGTCGGTTCTCTAATCTTGCAATGCGGTCATTCATACTGCTACCAGAGTTAGGCTTAAGTTCATAGAGATAGTGCTTGACTAAGAATCTAATAGCAGCACCAACACCACCTATGATAGTCATTACGGATACGGCAATACCTGCCCACATTGCAAAGGTCATTTTTATACGGTCCTTATAGTTATCTCAAGTATTCCACCGAAGCCATCAAAGCCTCTATCTGGTGGAGTTCCACGAACGAATGCGATTTGTTCAATGACGCATTGACGAGATTCACCAGTGGTTAAGTCTTGCCAAGTTACAACGTCACCGTTTTCTTCTACTGATTCCAATGCACCAATGCGGTCCCAGGCTCTACCCTCGTAGCCTGTCTGCACGTTGTATCGGTCAGTCTCCACGTCATAGCAAAAGACGGGAAATCTAAGTAGTCTCTGGCGAGGCGTAGCAATAGTTGCCTTTGCCTGATAGCCTTTCATAATAGGACCAAGAGATGCATCATCACCATCTCTGTACATAATGAACTTGTAAGCAACATACTCCTGAGCAGATTGTGGCTGAGAGGTAGTTACTTCAATAGGTGGTACAGATGAATCGTATGAGATGTGGTCATACTCATTACCATCTGCATCCACGGTTTCTAAAGTCATAGAGCCATAGGTGAAATCACCACGAGCAACAAGACGCTTAAAGTTCTTAGGCTCTAGTGTGTTGTATCTAATGTATCCAGTTTGTAGATAACCATTAGAAATTAATTCTGTATTTGATTCTACGTAGATTGTGCCAGGTGTATTTACAATAGCGGTAGCAGATGCAACTGCGGTAGATGCAACAGTTGAAGTTACCGCTGATGTGTAGGTAAATGTAAATTCAGTTACAGCAGATACGGTCCACGGACCAGTTGATGAGTTAAAGTTTGAATCAACTCCCTGCACCCAGACCTCATCATCTACTGCTAGTCCGTGAGCGGTTGAAGTAGTAAGGGTTGCAACACCTGAAGTCATAGCCTTATTGGTAATTACTGTTCCAACAGTTACGCCTTGAGTAGTAAACATTAGTTGGTCAGTACCGTCAGCAAAGGCACAGGCAGTTGTATAACGACCTGAGACACCGCTTTGGTATAAGTCATTAGCCCAAGCAAAGCGTAGGGTTTCAATCTCCGCACTTAAGTCAATACGAATAACTCCTGGCTCGCCATCTACACCAGTAGCACACCATACGTAGTGGTCACGAGATGCGAAGTCATAGCAAGGTTGTGATGTTTCTACAATCAGTGGTCCGTAGTTGATAGAGCCAGCATCATCTACCTGCGCTACGCGGATACCTTTATTGGTTCCAATAATCATATAGCCTAAGTAATAGTGAATCTTGTAGACAATCTCGCCCGTTGGGAACTCTGCAGCAGTAATCGCTGAGGTAAGGGTAGGCATTGTGCCATTGCTTGCAAGAGTAAACTTAACAATAGTTGACTGGATACCATTGTAACCAGCAACATAGATAGCAGTACCAGATGCAGCAACGCTTGTGTATACGTGGCTAGTAGATGGATGTGAGTAAACAGCAGTAGGGAATGAGCCAGCGTTAGGCGCAAACTCATAGACTGCATTGTTGACGCACATAACAATACGTTCTTTTACAAACTCCATTACAGCATCAGTAACTACAATAGATGGAGAAGCAAACATTGTGGTCGCTGAAGTTGATGCGTTGCCTGTTAATGCTTTCTTATAGACAGTGGCTTTGCCACCACCTGAAGCGTTATTAGTTACCCAATAGGCTGTAGTTCCATCATCACAGATACCATAAACAGGAAAGTCAGTACCAGCGTTGTAGTTGATGAAGTGTGTTTCATTACCATTGGTATCAATCTTGTCTACGTCATACTCGTCAGTAAGTAATACACCCTCAGTGTTATTCCACTTGATAGAGCGTAGGTATTGATTAGGTCGCCCGTTAGTCTTTAATGCGCCAGTTGTAATGTGTCCTGGGTCTACATTGTTAAGCAGAGTTACTTGTCCTGGGGTCCAAACATCTACGCCTTTAGATTCTGCATAGCGATAGTGTCCTGGGCTATCAGATGTAGTTGATGCTGGGTCATAGAATGTAATGCCATCTCCATAGTGGAATGATGACTGGCTACGAATCCACCAACCAGTAAGTGACTGCTCACCTGGTTCAGTCTGGTTATCAAACTGTTCCTTACGAAAAGGTGCTGTCTGTCTGATATAAGGACGTGAATCATTGATAGCATAAATGAATGGCATACCACCAATTGCTATATCATAAGCAATATCTGTGTTCTGCCAGATAGCAGATGTTGCTACTACACCAACGTCAACCGCAATCGCACGCGTAGCACGACCCTCGGTAATATCACGACCAGCCACTTATTCTCCTAGCCTTGTTGTTTGAATTTCTCTTGCATTGATTGCATAGTCCAGTACATTGCGTAGTAGTCATAGTCCAGACTAAAACGCTTCATATGCTTAACTCTTGCCCCAGTGTGTGCGTGCAGTGGAACTCCTGCTGCTTTCATCTTTCTAAAGAAGATAATGTCCTCACCAATAAACTCATCATCAGATGAGCCACCAGTTTCTAGGAACATAGATTCGCCAGGGAACTTATCTCGCATCTTCTGGATGATTGACTTGTGCATTAAGACAAGACCAAAGCCAGCACAATCTACTTTGATAACTTCGTTATCAGGTAGTGGGTGAACGTATTGAATCTGGAACTCAGATACGTCATTGAATAGAACAGGATAAGGTTTCATAAGAGTTCCCTCATTCTCTTTAGAGATGAAGTAAACTCCACTTACGACAGGTCGTAGGTTCTTATCTGCTGTCTTCCATAGTTTTGCTATTACGTCTAAAGTCAGAACAATGTCTGAATCCACCCATAACAGCCAGTCAGTCTTGACTTTATCTGCCCAGTGGTCAAATGCCACCTGACGCTGACGACCAATCTGGTTACCCTGCACACGAATTGATGTGGTAATAGGCATACCATTGGCTGCGCCAGTGATGGTGGCGTTCATTAACCCCTCGGCAAACTTGCCATCTACTGTTCCATTGTCGCACCAAGCAAGTGCAACTGTTTCTTTTGGTCCTATCATTTCGTCCCCTTTGTTTGTTACTTAGATAGTGCAGCGATTTCGTCAGCAGTCAAACCTAGCGCTGCTAACTTAGCCTGTGCAGATGCCTTTGCTTCTGCTGCTGCAGCCTCTGCTGCTTCGCGTTCTGCTTGTGCTTGTGCTGCTTCTGCCGCAGCCGCCTCTAACGCCGCTACTTCCTCTGCGGTTAATTCTATTTCCAGCGTTTCGCCAGTTTCGCAATTAACTTCAATGCGTGTTGCCATTTATTTCTCCTTATGAGTTCTTGATACCGTATAGAAAGAATGATGAGCCTGTGACAAAGTTAGCCTGTGCAGTAACCGTTAGAGAGGTTATGGCTGCTGTATCCCTAAACAATGATGCGGTTGCATCAATATAAGCGGTTGATAAATTATTTTCCTGCGCATTGAAAGATGATAATGGTTTATTGGTGCTTGCGAGATAATTAGGTAAATATACTTCGTGAGAACTGAAAGTGTTTGCCGTTGCGGTATTTCCACTCATAACGAATAATTGCATACGAGCCGAGTTAGTTTCTCTATTAGAACCTGCTGACCCACCATCTCCGAATAAATTAGTATTAGAATAAATTGAAGAAGTTGAACCGTTAATTAAAAGATTTATTTCATTATTTCCACCAGCAGCAGAACCTCGTGCACTAATCCTCAACACCAAATCAGTATAAGTATTAGGAATAGCCGAAAAGGTAACAGATGCAGCAGATGATGAAAGCGTATTAGATGCGATTAGATTATATGTTACTGGCATTATGCCGCCTTAATTCCGTAAAGGGTTGCAGTTGTGCCTGCTGCCATTGTTCCGCTTACTGCTAAAGCGACTGTTGTTATGGCAGAAGTACTTCGCCACAATCCGACAGTATTAGTAACTGATCCGCTGCCATTTAAATCCGCATTATCACTAGTTAATACAGTTTTATAGGTAGAACCAGCATAAGAAAATATATCTACTATTCTTAAAGTTGGGGTAGTTTGCAAGTTTGTTGTATAGGTTAAATCTATTTTGGTTCTATTTGATAATAATGACGAAGTAGCGGCTGTTCCATTACCTCTTAGGGCAGTTTGAGAATAATTAGTAGCAGTATCACTATTAAAATTTAAGTCTAACCCAACCGCAGTTGTTCCGATTGCCGTAACTATTAGCCTCAAATCCGTATAAGCAGAACTAATTGAACTAAACGTAATTGAAGCTGCTGCGCTACTTAGCGTAGTAGTAGCGATAGGCTCGTAAGTTGGTCCAGCTGCCACGTTACGCTCCCTTAATTCCGTATAGTGCAAAGGTTGAATTACTTGAAAAAAAGCCGCCATCAACATTTAATGTTAAAGTCGTAATAGCAGCAGTGTTAATTCTTTGACCACTAGTAAGCATTACTATTCCAGTACCATTAGCATCATAACCAGTTAAAGCCCTAATCGTTTTATTTTTAGTAGTTGAAGCGTAATCGTGAATATCAATAATTCCTACACCCATTTGAGCAGTAGTAGCGGAATCAGATTGTCTAAATTGTGCAATTCTTGTATTACTTACATCAGATAATGTTGCGGCCGAAGTACCATTTCCATAAAGAGCGTGGTCAGAATAATTTGTACCAGTATCGCTATTTATTCTTAAATACATAACGTTATCAGTTGTGCCTCTAGACAAATATCTTAATTGTAAATGTGTATAAGTTCCAGGAATAGAACTAAAGGTAATTGTTCCGCTAGAACCTGTGCCTGTTACAGTAGCAATGGACTCAAATGAAGGTGGCACATAATAAGAGTTGCCTACTAATAAACTACCACGCTTTAACTTATTGGCAATACTAGTTACTGCCATCTGTTACCTCATCCCAAGATAGAGTTGCTTCATTCCAAATATAAAACTTGCCATCAGAAGGGTATGGAGTAGGAGGCTGCCATCTAGCATTATCATCTAGTGTCCAAGATGGGTATGGTTGAGGGGCAAAGAAATGGTCAGCAATAGGGTCATAAGTGCTTCCAATACCAGCATAATTCTTGCGGAAGGTTCCATTGTATGAAGTCTGAACCCAACGAGTATCTTCACCAAATAAAGACTTGCAGAAGAGTACGCCTTTAGTTTCTGATTCTACTCCATCAAGTAGCAACTCATCATTGGCTACTACAATAACTTGAGTAACTATATTGTTTTCATCTAGTTGTGCAAAGTGTGCCATTGATTTTCCTTAGAATGTAATTGAACCTGTGCTTGTAAATGTATAGTAAGTGTATCCACCAGTAACAACTCTTGTAGGTGAGCCTGTTGTTGATGCTGCAGTGATGTTTCCAGCAAGTCTAAATATTACAAGACCTGAACCTCCAGTAGCGCCAGAAGCAGAACCATTAGAGCCACCTGCTCCACCTCCAGTATTTGCTGTACCGTTTTGACCAGCGCCAGAGTTGCTTCCATTACCGCCACCACCAAGTCCGCCGTTTGCTGCTGAACCAGACGTAGAGTATCCACCACCTCCACCACCTGCATAGTAACCACTAGCGCCAGTTGATGTTGCACTAGCCCAAGTAGACCAAGTATTTAAACCGTCTCCACCTGCACCAGCATTTGATGTAGTTCCATTTGTTCCAGCAGTTCCAGCGCCTCCGCCGCCACCATAACCTTCTTTTGATGTTGAAGAAAAAGAAATAGATGTTCCGCCAGTATTTCCATATCCTGTATAACCAGTTCCTGATGTTTGAGTTGCAGTTCCACCAGCACTGCCAGCACCGCCATTCCAACCACCACAGCCACCAGACCCGCCAGCGCCACCAACAGTGCTGTAACGAGAACCACCATAACCACCACCGACAGCAGTTATGCCAGAAACAGTAGAATTATTTCCATTAGTACTTATTGCACCACCAGCACCTACGGTAACAGTATAAGAAGTTCCAACAATAAGAGCATAAGAAGAACCATAAGCAATACCACCAGCACCTGCGCCACCGCCTTGTGTTTGGCTTCCGCCACCACCTCCAATTACTAAAATATCAGTTAATATTGGATTGTATGCGTTGTTACCAACAAGTAAACTACGGCTGAATATACCTGTCTTAAGACTTCTAATTGCCATTGTATTCCTTAGTAAGTAATAGTGCCTGAACCAGTAAATTTATAAATATGATATGAACCAGATGTAGTATAAGTAGGAGAACCTGTAGTAGATGTTGCTGCTTGCAATGCTCTAACAATTACAATACCTGAACCACCAGCAGAGTTTAGGAAATCAGTACTACCATCTCCACCACCTCCACCGCCACCTGTGTTTACAGTACCTGAAGTTCCTTGTCCTCCAGAACTTCCCGCACCTCCTCCATAAGAAGCGGAACCACCAGAACCAGCGTAGGCTCCACCACCTCCACCGCCAGCATAGTTTGTTGATGTGCCAGAAATGCTACTAGTTACACCAATGCCACCAGTACCGCCAGCGCCAGAACCGCCATTGGCTCCAACACCGCCAGCACCGCCTCCGCCACCACCTCCATAAGTTACAGAGTTACCACCAGCATATCCTTGTCCAGAAGTTCCAGCACCACCTGTGTTATTACCATCACCGCAAGCACCACCACCAGAACCACCAGGATTACCGTTTCCGCCATAAGCGCCCATACCACCGCCATAACAAGTGAATGAACCTAGTACAGAATTACTTCCATCTCCAGGAGAACCTCCACCTGGCGCACCAGCGCCAACAGTTACAGTATAAGAAGTTCCAGTAGTTAAGCCAGTTGTGCCAGTTAATAAACCACCAGCACCGCCTCCACCGCCACCGCGGGAACCACGACCTAAACCAGAACCTCCACCTGCAACAATCAAGTAATCAACTGATACGGTTGGTGTGTAATAAGAATTACCAGCAAGCAAACTAGAAGGTGAAACAACACCTGTCTTGAAACTTGAAATAGACATTAGGCAGCAGCCTCATCTCCAAACGCTTGGAAAGCAATATTTGCAGTAGAAGCATAAACTTTGATTACGTCTCCAGTAGCGAGTGTTAGACCTACTGTAATAATTGTGGTATCAGAAGCGCCAACCGTAATATCATATCCAAAGTATTGTTTATTCAAAATGGTTGCTGATACATCAGCAGAAGGTTGAATAATAATACGGAATGTAGCGGCAGTTGATGTGAGGTTTGCTACTGAAATACTAGATACAACCGCTTCCTTTGAGGAGGGAACTGTATATAGAGTTGTTACTGTAGTTGCTGATGGGTTTGATTGCCCAAGAACTTTTTTAGACATTATTTCTCCTTAAGCGCCCATCAGCATAAATACTGACGGTGTTGGGTCGGTTACGATTGTTGACCAAGAAGCAGATGTTCCGTTCGTAGTCAAATACTTTCCTGAGTTTCCAGTCTGGCTTGGTAGTGCATCTACTGTGTTCCATTGTACACCAGTGCCAGTTGATTGTAGATACTGACCGCTAGTACCTGAAGAAGCACCTGCGGTTAATGTGCCAGTCAAGGTTGCGTTGCTTAGAGTTAGCGCAGTTACTGTTGATACTGTTGTGCCAGAGGTAAGAGTTGTAGTACCAAGAGTAGGAGCGGTATAGGTTGCTGCAGCCGCTGCCCATTGGATTCCATAGGTAGCAGTAGATGCTGCGGTTAGAACATATCCGTCAGTTCCTACGCCTAGTCTTGCTGCTGTGTCTGCTGCAGAGCCTACAATCAAATCACCCTTAGCATCAATGATGCTTGCCTGGATTGCTGTAGTTACTGCTGCTGCTGCACTGGCTGCAGATACCGCTGCTGAGTTAGCAGAAGTCAAAGCAGATGATGCTGATGTGCTTGCAGATGATGCAGAAGTCGCTGCACTTGACGCTGAGGTAGCGGCAGATGACGCGCTAGTTGAAGCACTGGATGCTGAGGTAGCCGCTGCAGATGCTGAGTTAGAAGCAGTGGTTGCATAGCCAGCGATTGCTGCTACTGAGTTGGCTGCAGTAGTTGCAGAGTTTGCTGCGGAGGTAGCAGATGTGGCTGCAGAAGATGCAGATGTAGCAGCACTTGAGGCGCTAGTAGATGCTGAACTTGCTGAGGTGCTTGCAGCACTAGCAGAGTTAGATGCGCTAGTTGCGCTGGTCGCTGCAGCACTTGCTGAGTTAGCAGCAGAGGTCGCACTTGCTGCTGCACTTGTAGCAGAAGTTGCTGCGCTAGATGCACTGGTTGCAGCGGATGCTGCTGAGGTTGCTGCTGCCGTAGCAGAACCTAAAATGCTATCTACGTAATTCTTAGGAGTTGCTGAGGTATCAGACATACCTGCGCTAGATAGACCAGTAATGACTGGGCTACCACCAATGATAGGACTGGTCAGGGTCTTATTGGTTAGGGTCTGAGTTGCATCAACAATTACCACTGTGCCCGTTGTATTAGGCAGTGTGATTGTATTATCCTGAGTTGGGTCAACTACAGTCAGCGTAGTTTCATATGCGTCAGAAGTTGTACCCTCAAAGACCAATACTGCGCCAGCAGATGCTGTACCAGTAATGGTTGGGTCAGAGATAGTTGGGGAAGTTAAAGTCTTGTTGGTAAGAGTTTGTGTCTTAGCAGTACCTACTACATCACCCTCACCTGATGAGATGCCGTGAAGAGTGTGACCTGAGCCACTACCATCATTGTAGTAAGCAGACGCTTCAGCGTGTAGGTTAGCATCACGATAGTCACGACCAATTGCCATATGGCGAACAACAGCACCCGCTGAGTGGTCTTGAGCAGTTGAACCATCAATAGCACGAGTGATTGTAAAAGTATTGGTAGATACTGCAGTGGCATCTACAATTTCTTCAATCGCTGTATCTGGGTCAAGAACTAATGTAAATGTTCTTCCTGCTGGGATTGTTACACCACCTAGCAGAGCAGTGCCAGATACAACTGTAAACGAGGTTGCACCTGAAGTGATTGCTCCAGTCAGTGTTGTCTGCTGTGAGCGGGATGAGTATTGGCGTGTAGTCATTCAGGTTCCTATCGGCTGTAGTGAACTCGTAGTGGGAATTGACCCTGCTGTGCCTTAATCTCTTCATTGAGACGCTGGACATACAGAGCGTAAAGTTGCTTAGTAGCATTACCAGATGCGTTGTATGGACGCTTACCATCAGTCTCGTCAGCCTGTGGGCTTAACTGACCAGCACGTGCTGGGTCAAGGAATGAGAGTAGTCGGTACGCTGCACCTAGAATAATTACATCTTTAGATGTTCCAGGTAAACCTGTAGTTGTCTGGAAGTCATCATTGCTATTTGATAAAGTTGTTGGCTGTGTGATGTAGGTAACCTTAACTGTGCGTCCCGCTGTTACGTAATCACCAATTGTAATTGTCTGAGCACCAGAACCCCAGACTGTTTCATCCGCTAGTGAATCAAAATCCCAACGGCGAATAGGAATCCATTCCTGAGATGGTCCAACATCTTGCCACTCAAGACGTAAGATTCGGTCAATGTTCAAATCATTAAATCCATATGTATTGACTGCTGCGTTCCAGGTAAAGGTTGTATTCTTAATAGCCATCAACTGAGTTCCAACAGCACCAATTGTATCATTGATTGCACGCTTAACTGAGTAGCGTGGGAAGATTGGAGATACGGTTACCTTAACGTCAATTGCGTGAGTTGCCGCTGTAGTACCCAAGTATCCGCGACCATAAGGAGCAATAGTTGCTGTGTTAGCAACGCGGTCAAATGAATCAACCCAGATTAGTTCCTCATCAATTTCAATAACACCCTTACCAATATCCTGAGTAGAACCAAGACTTAAGATGGTAGGGCTAGATGATGGAGATGTGGTTGTGGTTACAGCCTGAGTTAGATATGTTGAACGCTCTTGCTGGAATGTATAACCTGAGAGATTGATGAGAACTTCATCAATAAGATTTGTAAGAGTAGTGGTCACGAAGTGATGCTCCTTAATGCGTCAACTGGTGATAAATCTGTAGTCCCCGCTAGTTCGTTACAAACTGCTCCTAAGCCCTTGTAATCGTCAGGCTGACGTGTTGGGTCTGCCTTATAGTTAAGAGCACCAAGCAGAGCCTTGCCTGTTGTACCAGCCCATTCATTTGCTGCGCCAGTATCTGCAAGATAAGAGGCTAGACCTGGATAACTTGCGCCACCATTGGCAAGACGATTTAACTCGTCAGTAAATGTGCTACCTGCTTCACCTGCCATTACTTAGCCTTTCTCTTAACTGCTGCATTGTCTACTAGATTTGGGTAAGGTCTACCCGCAGCCTTTGCACGCTTCTTAGCAGCAGTCTTCTGCGCTGGAGTAAGTGGTGTAGATTTCTTATTAGGATTCTTCTTATCCCAGAATGCTTTCTTCTTCACCACTTCACCTTATCTGCCCAGTACGCTGCGCTCATCTTGCCTTTAGCAATGTTTGCCTTATGGCGTGCCTTAAATGATTTCTGTCTTGCTGTTGGTTGTTTGTCCCCAGTTACACCCTGTTGACCAAAGCGAATAGTCTTAACCTTGTCGCCCTCTTTAGCCACAACAACGTGTGACTTAGTTGGGTGCTTAGGTGTGCGCTTTGGCTTGTTGTAACCAGACACTCCTGCTCGCTCTAGTCGTGGGTCTTTTTTCATTTCTTTTTCTTCTTAGCCATTCCTGCTTCGCTTAGTGCGATAGCAACTGCTTGCTTCTTTGACTTTACTACTGGTCCCTTTTTGCCTGAATGAAGTGTGCCAGATTTGAACTCTTTCATAACTTTGGCAACTTTCTTAGCACCTTTAGTCTTCTTCATTACATTCCTCCGCGTGACTTGAAGTAATCAAGATACTGTTTGTAGGTCATAGCGCCTGAGCGATATGCTGCAGACTGCTTAAACTCTTCAAGACTTGGTAATGCTGGTGATGGTTTAGCCTTTGGCTTTGGAGCAGGAGTAACCTTGCCCTTTGGGTTTGGTCGCATATACGCCATCTTACTTCTTCTTGCCCATCTTCTTCATAGCCATCTTCTTTACGGCTTTCTTCTTGCCGTATTCCATCATCATTTCTTTCTTGCCCTCAGACTTTTCGTGCTTCTTCATCATCTTCTTTGATGAATACTTTTCGCCTTTCATAGACATACTATGCTCCCAGTTCTTTCATTGTCTTTGCTATTGTTGGTGTTATCTTTTCTGCCGAAATCATTGAGTTGCCATCATAGGCTTTGCCCAATCTTTCGGAAGCCGTTACCGCTGCTTCTATCTTTGCCATAGAAGTTCCGCCAGGTTGTATGCCTTGCTTACGAGCATCCTTGTAGGCATCAAGTTCTTTATTGAACTTTTTATTGCTCATATTCTTTTTGCTGTTAGCATCACCAGTATTAAGTTCTAGTGTTCTAACTTTGCATCCAAAGCAATCTTCGCCACAATCAATGTGGTCATACTCAATCTCTTCTTCATCCTTGAATGGAGTATCTGAAGTAGCATCACATAAGACACATCCATATAGTGATGGCTTGAAGTTATGGTGCTCATCAAAGCCCCACTCAAGAACCTTGCTTATATGACTACTGTGCTGTGAAGTTTGATTCTGTAACACCTACGCCCCCCGCAATTAGTGCTGCTTTAGTTGTATCGTCTACTGTGTAGTTGTATCCACCGCGATAAACTTGTGGGTAAGTATCCAAAGTTCCGTCTTCTGGGTAACGGATTTGTCTGTAAGTTCCGCTGGTCTGCATAACAATTGTTACGCCTCTGTCCTGCTCATAGAACTCCCACAAACGGGCACTGCCACCAATAGGTCCCTCAAGGACTGTTGGTGTTACGAATGTCCAGTTAGTCATAGTTCCTCCTTAGTGAATCCACCATAAGGCTTGAGTTGCCCCAAGCCCTACAGTCAACCAACTACTTAGCAGCGATTGATGAACCTGAAGTGATTCGGTATAGAGCCTCATCACGGTAGACAGCGAAGCCAAGTACGCCGTACCAACCCATTGGGCGGAAACGCATCAACTTATCTGTTACGTTACCGATAACAATGTGTGGCTCTTCTGCAACTGCTTCAGCCATAGCCTGTGCACCAGCAACGATTGTGTTGAATACACGAGTTACTGGAGTTACAGTGATGGTTGTTGAAACAGTAACAGCGCCTGTGTTAGCGGTATCTACTGTGATTGTGGTTGTTGAACCTGATGTTGAGATTGCAGAAATCTTAGCGCCTGAAGCGATACCTGTTCCTGAAATCTTGTCGCCAACTTCTGCGCGAGATGCGATAACAGAAGATGATGCAACACCTAGTGTGTAACCTGCTGATACACCAGCAACTGTTGCTGCTGTTGTAGCAAGTGCTGTCTGGTCTGCACCTGACTTAGCGTTGTAAAGACGTGGAGATTCTACGAAGAATGCACCCTCGTACTGACCGATTTCGCCAGCCCAAATCTTATCCACTGATGGAGATGTCTGTGCGTGAACGAAGTTCCAGCCCATATTTCCTGTTTCTGCACGTAGGTCGTGTGAAACTTCTGGGTGGATACCTGCCCAGTATTCTGAGCCACGGCGGTAGGTTGCCTTATTAGAACGCAACTTAGCAACAACCTTGCGGATGTCTGCTGAATCAATTGTGTCTGAAGCAGCAACTGTTGCAACTGTGGTTGCAGAACCTGAGTAAAGGTTGTTTGAACCTGAACGTAGGGTGGTCATTGCAACCTGGTCAATTGAATCTGCTAGGTTGAATGCAATGATGTTAGCGATTGCTGGGTCAACATCTGCAAGTGAGAATAATTCAAGTGCACGAGTTACAAGAACTGCGTTACCGTACTCGTTAAGAGTTACAGTTACTGATGTTGGTGTTGATAGAGCAACTGCATCTGGGTCAGTTGTCTCTGTTAGTGTGCTGGTTACAGCATCAAGGTCAACGTACTTCTGTAGAACTACGGTTTGACCAGGCATTGCTTGACGTGCTGGGCGCTTATCTGCGACTGAACGGATTAGTGGTTCTGCGCGGAGAGCGAACTCCAGAAGACGGTCATACGCTTTCTGGACAAGACCAGCACCGCCTACTGTACCGCCGAGCGAGGTGCTGGAGGTATCTGTATATTGGTTGGACATTGTTTAAGTCTCCTATGACTATGAACGGATTGTTTATTGCTGCGAACGGAGCATTGCAATTAGTTCCTCTGCGCTTGAAGCGTTATTCAGACGGAGTTCTATTTCATCTGCTCTGTCGGGAGTTGTTGCACTCTGTGAAACAATGTCTTGCTGGCGTAATGCCGCAAGGTCTTGTTTGTTCTGAGGCTCTTCTACTTGAATACCAAATAGGTCGGCATTATCATCAAGCCAGTTATTAACTGTCTCCTCGTTAATGTCGTCCAGGTCTTTCAAGATAAGACGTGCAGCCTTTGGATTAACTCCCTTTTTTTCTAGGACTGATTTGACGGTTGATTCACGCTGCGTCTTGGAAAATCCCTCAAGTTGCTCAGTGAGTTCCTTAATACGTTTTTCACTTGCGCGATTGGCTTTGCGTAACTTTTTAACTAAGTCACCACCATCACTAAGTTCTACGTTATCTAGGTCTTCGTCTTCGTCTTCCCAGTAGTTGTTGCTCATAGCAACCACCCTTTCTATTCGTTGTTAGTCGCAGACCACAACTTGCACCAGGGGGAGTGGGTTGGCTTCTGCTACCAGTCTGTTACACTGACGGGGCTGGTCGGTCCGTTCAGGATTCTTTTAGATTAAGCCAGAACCTCTGGCTTGTGATGCGAACGAGCGGCTACCAATGGTTCCTGCTTGTCCACTAAATGCTGATAGTTCTAGGTTTGCTAGATTCTGTAATGCTTCAGATTCTCGTGCTGATTGCTTGAAAACAATGTTCTCAATATCTGCTTGGGTCATAGGTTCCATACCATAGATACCAGCAAGTTTTGCTGCTGGTTCTCTAAGTTGTGAAACAGTCTTAAACTTACCTAGTGCTGACTGATATGTCTCACCCGCTGCAGCAAGAGATGCTGCACGCTCTTCAGTTAAGCCACCAGCAATTGCACCTACACCTAAAGCACCAAGACCTTGTTCCTCAGCAGCAGCAAGAACTTCATAACCTGCAAGTTCTTTCTGTAACTGCATAGAACCTTTCTCACCAAGAGCCAAAGCCTTAGCCAACTGAGTGCGGTCTAAGGTTGGGAAGTAGCGAGCAAGAGTGTCTTTCATTTCTTGTGGTGCTAAGTCAATTCGGTCAAAGATGTTTGTGATTCGGTTACCAAACTCTGTAGCAGATACACCTTTACCAATTACATCTCCCAAGAAGTCTTCAGTTGCTAAATCATTTAACCCTGTTGTCTTAAGCAAGTCAGCCATCTTAGACTGAGTAGCAAAGTATTCTGCAATAGTTGGAACTGTTACTGGTTGACCTGCAGCACGCTTATCCTGTAAGTCAAAGATACCTTTGAATCGCTTGGTGAAATCAACTAAAGCAGGATTCTTTCTAGCATCTTGTAGTGCTAAGTTAAATGATTCATCTACTGTCGCGCCAGTCTTATAGAACTTAGATACGGCTGCGTATAGTTCATTCGCCCACGGCTTTGCCATTTCTTCTTGACCAAAGAAAAGAGCCAGTGTGTTCTTAAATACATCTACAGCCAAAGATGGAGTAACAGGTGCATTGGTTGTAGTAGAAGTTGTTTTATTGGTATTGTTTCCACCACCACCAGGAATTATCTGTGTTGTACCATCTGAGTAAGTGATAATAGTATTACCATTGGCATCTGTAGTAGTTGAAACTACAGTCTTTCCACCACCTGTTGATGTGCTACCAAATCCAGTTGCACGTATCTTCGCCCACTTTTGGTTACGTTCTTGCCACTGCCAGTAGTATCCCTCGCCTGGGTCTTCAGTAGGCTTATCGGCATAAGCGGCATTGCGAACATCACGTTCAGCATTTTGCTTTTCAAATAAGTTTCCTAGAGGTGTTCCCTTTTTAGCCTTTAATCCACTACGCCAGTTGGTAACCCATTCATCATCAGTTACATTTGCAACTCCGTCAGTTTGACCAGCAATAGTCATAGGCTGAGTAAATGGCTTTGCGCCAGCAATATCAGTAGGAGTTGTTAAGCCAGCATTAATCAAGGCATTGTTCAATCCAGTACGTGCGGCGTTAAGTGATTCTAGTTGGACCTGTGCCTGTACCTGTGGTGGTGTTAATGAGATTTCTCCACCATCAGTCATCATTATATCTTTAGGCATTTATACCCCGAATCCCATTGCTCGTGCTACGCCAACTGCGCTATCCATTGCCATACCTTTAGCCTTTGTTGTCTTTTCAAAGTTAGGATGATTGATTGCCCACTCATAAATCTGTGCTGTTGTAGGGAATGCAGCATCACCCTTTACACCATCAGGACGTAAGAAGCGGTCAACATCTGGATTATCAAGAGTGAATACGCTAGGGTCCATTTCCCAAGTGCTTGCAAGAATGTTTACAATTGGATTAGCAATATCTGAAACGGTTAAGTCAGGGTTATCTGCTAGACGCTTTGCTAATGCTGGATAATACTTCTGAGCCTGAGTAGATAAATCAATCTTAAACTTTGTTAGGTCTAGCCCACCTGATGCAATATTGATTCCATAGTTGCTAATCTCTTTATCACTTAGATTGCTAATGCCATATGACTTAAGTAGTGTCTTTACATTTTGGATAGCAGTAAGGGCTTTAGTTGGTAGGTTCTTAATATCACCCAATGTAGCCTTAGCCCAGATATATGATTCAGTAAAAGCCTTAGCATCAAATAGTGATGGAGTAGTTACCTGCTCAATGCCACCATCTTTAGCCTTACGAGTAACTGTCTTGCCACCCAGTTTGGCTTCTGCCTGTAACTTATCAAAGAAGTCTTTACGGTCTTCAGCAGTAAATAGATTAGGGTCATAACCTAGACTTGCAGAAATCTTATTAAGCAAAGCATTAGATGTTATGTCGTCATACTCTGTATATGAGATAGTTGTACCAGTAACATCTGGTGCATTCTTGGTAAGAGTATTTAGAACATCCCACGGAGATTGCTTCTTGCCACCTTCGAATGCTGCAACTGCACCATCAATGATGCTATTCCAAAGGGTCTGGCGTTGTGCACGGGTAGGAGAAGTCTTGTTCTCTACTGAGATTAAGAACTCTTGTAGTGCCAGAACAGCCGCTTCGGGTAGAGAAGCAAATGCTTTCTTGACTACAGACGCATCAGCCTTAACTAAATTGCCATTCTTGTCTGGCATCCAGATATAAGAAATCTCTTTTTTAGAACCCTTTGGCGATACTATAATCGTAGGTCCTGCAGGTGGTTTCTCTCCAGCCATTAGCCAATATCCTCCAGACTATCATTTTGGAAATATCTATTGATGATGTTTTGCATTACTGGGTCCCACAAATCTAGGCTTGATTCAAGGTAACCTAACCATTGTTCTTTTACCTGATTCTTTGTTCCAGTTGGTGCATCTTTGTATGCTTTAACTACAGAGTTTCGGTAATCAACAAAAGCCTTAGCGTGTACCCAGAACTGAGTATTGCCAAACTTATCCATAAACTCTTTGTTCTTTACAATCTTTGTTAGACCGTAAGCATTAGCCCAGGCTAAATCGCCCTTTGTAATATTCTGCTTGTACTCTGCATACCAGACTTCGCTTCCTGCCTTAAGTGTTGTGTTTGCATATGTACGCAAAGCATCTACTAAATCAGGTACGCTGCGGTAACTTGCATAGCCAGCATCCTTAGCAGCCTGGTTCAACTGGTCCTTATATTCGCTATATGCTTTCCAGTAACGAGACTTAGTAAGTTCATCCTCTACCATTGCTGGTGTCTTAAGTTGTGTATTAAGAACTGTGCCACCAGGTAGTGTTGTATTAGGGTCATTGAGGAACTTATTAACCTGTGGGTTATATTCCTTTGGCAAGTCTGCTGTAAGCAAACCTACGATAATAGGATTAACCGCTTCTAGTTCCTTAGCAAGACCCTTGAAATCATCCCATACTCGGCTATAAGCCTTAGCAGATGGCGTGATATATGCACGCTTTTCCTGTGATGATACGAATAATCTATCAATTGGGAACTCTGCGCCTGGCATAGCCATACGAGATTGGAACTCTTTCTGTGCCGCTTCGTATGACTTAGTATCGCTTAAGCCCTTAGCCTTATACTTATTGACCAACATATTGTAGTAGTCAGTGAATAGGCTATCTGGCTTTGTTTCAACATACTGCGCTGAACCAAGAAGCGAGAAGAATTGGGTACGGAACTTACGCAAGTAGATACTTTGTGTACCTTTCATTACGCTTTCTTCTGTAGGCTTTGGACCGTCACCCATCTCATAAAGAATCCATTGACGATTTGATTCAGAGATAAGTGAATCTACCCACATCTCATCAGTCATATCTTTAGATAGAGCGGTCTTTAGGTTCCTTGCCCACGCAGGAACAAATGTCTTTGCTAGTTGCTTTGTTACAGTAGTCTCTACGCCAAATGGGAATAGGTCATCATATGAATAGTTAGGAATCTTGCCAATAGTTTTATCAACAAGTTTCTTAAGTTCTTCATTTGTATCTGGCTTATTGCCTACAAACTCACTTACTAAAACAGGAACTGCCCAAGATGCACCAGGCAAGTTGGCAATAAAGTTAGTTGCACGTGCTGAAACAATAATGCCTTTGCCCTTATTAAATCCCATTTCCTTTGTACCAGGAATTAATAGATACTCTGCATCCATTGGGTTCTCTATTGGATTACCATACTTATCTACACCATATGAGTTATATAGGCTGTAGTAAGAATTAAGAAAACCAGCAGTACGTTTAGGTTGTCTAGCAGCAAATCCTGTATAGCGGTAAATACCACTAGCCATAGCATTAGGAAACGTCATTGTTGTTCTTGCTAGGTATAACGCACGCTGTTGACGTGGAATTGTATAGAAAACTTTAGATACATCTGCTACAAGTTCTGCTGCTGCAGCCTGACGTATAGCCATTAAGGTTGATAGAGATACTTCTTGACCTTGTGCTACAAGCATTTCAGCCTTAGCAACTGTACGTGATGCGTGTGATACTGTGCCCCATACTTCACGAATAAGGTTCTCAGGCTTACCTAGTTGACGGAATGCTGCAGATGTTAGGCTATCCGCGGCTGCACCTAACTGACGAGTAATAGTTGTTGGCTTACCATAAGGAACTTCTAGTGGCTGAATAGGAACCATCTGGTCCAACTTATCTGCCAATACGCGCTGCAAGTCTGTTTCTCTTACGGTTCCTGCTGCAGCAAGACGCTGTGCTTCTGCAGTTGGTAGGTAGCGATTGACGTATGAGATAGCCTCATCAACTATTTTAACAATATCTTCAGGAGAACGCCCTTGATTACGTGCATAAGATGCACCACGATTAGATAGCGCCCATTCAAGTAGTTGAGGACGTGATGCACCAGCAAGAATCTGGTCAATCAAAACGTCACCACGCATAAAGTTATTAACTACATAAGTCAATTCACCAAAGTAAAGTGGGTCTGCTACGTTAGTAATACTTGCTGGGCTATTACGGAAGATAGTATTAATCTTTGCAACAGTAGCCTTATTACCTAGAACTTCAAGGGTACGTGTATTGGTGTTAGCAATTTCACTCATATATGCAGAGCCAAGATAGTTCTCGTTAGTAAATGATGGAAACTCAACAACCTGACCATTAGATAAAGTACGCTTTACTGTATCTGGCATTACTGGTTTCTTAGCATAACGCGCTTCTGCTACAGAAAATAGGTCTGCTCGTTCCTTTAACTTAGGTCCAATAGCGGTAAGAGCCTTGCCAATATTGTCGTAAGCCTTAGCAATCTCTTGGGTCATTACATTAAGTTCAGGTGCTAGGGTATTTATATCTCCAACAGCCTTAGCAATAGCAGCCTCTGCATTAGCAATATCTGCCGCATAGCGCGGGTCTTTTGCTTCCTTAAGAGTTTCAATTCTACGTCTTAAGTTGTATACAGATGGTACTTCAATAGGCTTGCCATACTCAACAGTGTAACGATTAAGGTTAGCCTCAATGTTATCTACTATCTTCTCGGCTGCACGTAAATCTTTCTTTACAATATCAGCCCAATCAGCCCTTGCTTTTGGTGATACACCTGGAACTTTGCTAAAGAACTGTTCGTATTGTGCATAAACCTGGTCACGAATAATGATTGCCTGGTTGTATTGCTCGGACAAAGCGTTAAGTTCGCGCTGGATTTCTTTCTTTGCGCTAGGAAAGATAGTCTTTGACTTCTCAATGTTACGCATAACAAAGTTAATGCCATTTTGAATGGTACTTTTTGCTGCAGTTGTAGCCATTGCTTGAGCAAATCCTGAACCCTCTGCAAGAACACCAGAAATCATAGGTTCCATTACGGAGTTCTTAGGAATATATGAGAATCGGTACAACTGATTTAGGGAGAAAGCCTTATTTCCTAATTCAAAAACAGAACGTGCAGCATCTTTTGTAAGACCTGCTGCATTTTTTACAGAACCTACAACAACATTCTTCTCGCGGCGGGCAGCACGTAGAATCATACGGTCAAGTTCGCCAAATGGAAGCATTGGCATAGCATTATTTAGTTGACGCTGGGTTTTAATATCAACTGAGATACGAACACCAGTCGGGTCCATAGAGTGACCATACTGACGTAGGTCTCCGTGCACCGCACGTACGTTACTCATCAACTCTTCTACGAACTGGTCAATGATTTCGTTATTGTAGAAGCCACGGCTATATGCAACTGTACGAGCAAGACGCTTATTAAGGCTATCAATTACTTCTGCACGAGCAGCATCTGTTTGAGCAGAGACAAATTCATCAATAATCTTACGGCGATAGTCTGATACAGTCATAGCGGTAAGGTCATCTGTAACAATGAACTTAGTTCCTTTAGTAAATAAAGGAGCGTCATCAAATACAGCAAGCAATTCATCAACGCCATCAAGAGGACGTAGACCAGAGTTGGTAACTAGACCCTTTGGCATATAGGTTCCAAACCATCTCATTGCTACCGTAGCAGGTGCGCCAACAATATTGCCACCAAGAATGGTCTGAGTTACTCCACCAATCTCACTAAAGTCACGCTCAAGGCGTGCTACCTTAAGTTGCATAGCACGAGAGCGTGATTTTGCGTAAAGTTCCTTACCGATAATCGGTTCTGCTGGCTTATAGTTCTTGCCAAACATACGAGGCTCTACGCTTGTAAGACCAGTCTGAGGATTTAGTTCTTCTTTTAAGAACGCATCAAAAATTTCCTGTTGCTTTGGATTCTTTGCAATTGCATCATCAAATGCTTGCATCCAACGAGCACGCTGTTCGGCTGTATATGTACGAACTTTGCCTGTTTCTAGGAAGTCCATCTGTACTTGCTTAGTTGCGTCAGCGATATACCATAGGTCATCAGACATTTGAGCAGCAGTTAGGCGCTCAATTGCTGGACCATATCCCTTATCTGCTAACAATAAGTCACGAACAAATTGTGGGTCTTTTGTTTCTTTAAGCAAACGTGGAAGATTTGGGTTAAGGCTGTGACGCTTTGCAATTTCAGTAATCTGAATGATGTTATCTGAAGCAGCAAGGTCTTCAATATCCTGACCAATAACGCTTAGGTTGCCCTCTGCTCCACCTGATTGACGATAACGAATATGTTCATCAGCCAAGTTTTCCCATTGTGGCATAGCGTCTGCATCACCAACACGAAACTTTGTAGTAAGTCCTGCACGAATTGATGCAGCCTTAACTGCCGCACCAGCCGCAGTACCTGCGCCCTGGA